AGTAAATAATAATGACAAGTCGATCTTCTGTTTTTCTCCCTCTGAAAAAGAGGAGTATGAGAATTTGTCACGATAACGGGATTTGATAACTTCATTAAACTCTTCATCAAGAGTAAAGTTAATATAAGTATCCATATTAGATAGGAACTTATTGATACTTTGATTGATAACAGGTATATACTTTGCAATAATTTTAGACTTAATACCACCATCTTTTAATAAACTACTTACAAGTTTGTAATCACTTGATAGTCTTGACACTTCTGCACAGGCATCTTCTTTAACATCAAACTCTGCTTGTCTTTGCATAAGAGTTTGTTTCTCTGTAGCAATATTAGGTTTGTCGTGTAACTTTTTAATCTCTCCTAGTATTCTAGTATTAGTCTTTACTAATCTATCTTGTTTATCTAATAGATGATGTATCTCTCTTTGCATATCTGCATACTTATCTGCTGCTTCTGTAAATGCAACCATCTTAGATCTTACCTTTGCAATCTCTAACTTAAGTTGATCACGTGCTTTATCTAACTCATTACCTTTAGTTGCTAGACTATTTACTTTTATATTTCTGAGTGACTCATTAATATCTTGAGTACAAGTAGGACAAGTAGAATTTTCATTAAAAAATTGTATATCTTTTTCTATTCTTTCAATCTTAGTATCTAATTTAGTTTCAATAGTTTTTGCTGATTCCCATTTAGATTCAAGAACATCTATATGATTTTTAAAATCACCTAGTTCTGTCATAGATGTTTGTAAAAAATCCATCTTACTTTTTATTGCCATCATACCATCTTCATTTTCTTTGAACTGTTCTTCTAATACTTGTATCCTTTCATCGTTAGCACCTGTTAATGCTGCTAGAGTTCTTTTCTGTGCAGTAACTCTCTCCTCTGCTATCTGCAATTCATACTCACAGTCTCTAAGTGATTCATTATTATCTCTTACACGTTCTCTCAATAAGAGATTCATATTAGAAAAAATTTGTATGTCTAGTAGATCTTCTATAACTTCTCTTCTATGTGCTGCTGTAAGTTGCATAAAAGGAACAAATGTACTACTCCCTAGTATGACTACTTGTGTAAATGATTTATAATTAAGTTTTAAAACAGATTGTTCTAAGTATTTTTGATAGTCTCTACTAGCAGCATCTTGATCTAACAATGCACCATTACGATATATCTCAAAGATAGCAGGTTTCATACCACGAACTACTTTATAACTAACCGTCCCGACTTTAAATTCTATTTCTACTACACAATCTTTATCGTTAATTGAATTGACTAAAAGACCCTTACTAACTTTGCGGAAGGGTCTATTAAATAATCCGTATGTTAAAGCATCAAGCATTGTAGATTTGCCTGTGCCATTACCACCAATGACTAGAGTTGATCTAGTATCGGATAAATTAAATTCTGTGAATTGATTGCCTGTAGATAATAAATTCTTCCAACGAAGTTTTTCAAATACAATCATATGATTAAGTCAGGAGGAGGGGTAACAAGATCGTTAGGAGTAATTATGCAATACATATAACCGTGATTAATACAGTTTGTTCGTACTTGCTCTTCGTCTAACTCTAGGATTTGTAGAGGACGATTATAGTCTAGTGCCTCCAACTGTCCATAATAGCGTAAAGCGTCGTCTTTGTCAACAAAAATTTGTACAACCTTTTCATCTTTCTCGTCATCAGTGACAGCGTAGACTCCACCAGTTGCTTTATCAGTAAGAACAAACATCAGACGTTAAGTGCCTCAAGGTAAAGTGATTTAACTATTTTAACAATATTCTTTTTGTCAATGTGATCTTCTAATTCATTAACATAATTTTCTAAGATAGTCATTGTATCTTCTAGTTTAATAGACTCATCTATCTCTACTGCTTCAAGAGTAAGATCTTCAATAATTTTTAAGTCTGCAACACCAACATCTTGTAAATGTTTTACATAACGATCAAATAATTTTTGATTATCTTTTTGTTGAACTACGAGTTTTACGTAACTTCCTACCAGTTCTTTATGGTCTGGTAATGTTTCATAATCATTATTAGTATCATCATAAAATATTTTTTCAAATATATTAAAAGGATTTTGTATAAACGTTAATCTTAGGTCATCAGTATTTAGGACGTGAAATCCTCTAACTGCACCGTAATCATTCCAGTAAAGTTGGTACGGATTACCCAGATACATTATATTATCCATCCTTGATCTGTGATGAAAATGTCCTGTGCAAGTTAATTTAAACTTAGAATATCTTTCTGGGTCATCACCGTGTTGCATACGAACTCCAGGAAGTGCTTCAAACCCTTGTAATTCTAGATGTCCCATACAAGAAGTAGCATCTGTATCTTCTATTGCTTTGTAAATATCATTTTTATTATCATCACAAATCCAAGGAAGCATTAGAAACTTTCTCTCGTCTAAAGTTACCTCTGTCGGTTTTGTAATAATTTCTAAGTTATCATATTCTTTTAATAAATGTTCGCAAGCATTTACTCTCAAAGTATTCTTGAAATATATGTCGTGATTACCTATCAACATATACATTTTTATTCCTCTATCCTGTAAAGGTTTGAACCACATATCTCTAGTTGCTTCTAAAGAAAGATAGTTTATACTTTTACGTTTATCAAAAGTATCTCCTAAACAAAAGACAGTATCTATATTATTCCTATCAATGTAAGGAAATACAATCTGTTCATAGAACTGTTTAAATTTGTTTAGGAATATCGGGTTGTCATTCCTAGCACCAAAGTGCTGATCTGTTATTAAAAGAATCTTCATCCTATATCCTCTGGTGCAGGGATGCCTTTACTCTTTACAAACTCTTTCATATATTCTTCTCTACCATCTTTGGTAAAGACACCCTTTTCATAATCGAAGTAAGGGTGTGGTGCAGCAGATACTACTGGATCTTTTGTTTTGTTCTTGATAACAATAAACCTATCAGCAGCAAATGTTCCTGCTAATTGTACCTCAATCTCATCAGTATCTTTCCAGTTAACAGTGCCATCCTTTTTGGTATGAAGCATTGCTTCCTGTATTTTGTCAATAATTTCTTGTGTTAGTTTCATACTTCAATGTCGTACTCAATTTCAATAACTTTAGATTGTCTGCCAGTAGAGTCTGCTCTGGTCAGTTGTGTTAGATTACCCCTCAGTTGTTTAGTAATCTCTTTAAGTTCTTTTATTAGATCTTGTTCTAGATCTTCTAGAGGATCCCAGTGTCTATCTGCTTTCATTGATACCTATTATTCATTTCAATACGAGTCTTGATGTTGTTTAGTGAAGCAGTATCTACATCACCATCAGTATGGAATATCTGATCAAAACCAGACTTCTCGATAATTTTTTCTCTGATAGATTGCTGTCTTTTTTCTTTTGCAATTCTTCTTAAAAAAGCAAAGTAAACTATTTGTGTAAAATAAGCAAACGGATTTTTAGATTTATTTGGATCGAAGTTATCTATATACTGGACACAGTTCTCTATCCCATCTGATACCATATCTTCTTTGTACATATAGTTTATGAAGTTGGGTCTGTAAGATAGATGCGTAGCAATTTTTAGAAAACAATCTCCTACGTACTCAGGAATCCTTGGTTTAGGTTTGTCTTGAGATGCAGCACGTTTAATTCTTTCTTTATGATTAATTAGTGCTTCTAAAAATTTTTTATTGTCAACGTAATGCTGACTTTTTTGTTTCCTTCTTGGCATCGAGATCGCCATTAATAACTAAGTTTCCTATACACTATAGTACATTATTTGTTAGGAAACGTCAATGGGGGTTGACAACAGTTGTAATTATCTGTACAATTAACACTGTAAGGGTTCAAGGGATGGTTATAACTACTCTAAAGGTTTATTAAATAGATCTTCAAATTTCTTTCTGTTCTCGTCAACAGTTCCTAAGAATCCTTGATTAGGGGTAGGGTCAACTTCATTCCTTTCTCTTATATCTGCTAGGGATTCGTGTCTGAATTCTTGACGTACAAACATTTTATACATCATCGTCGCCTCCGTCGATTGCGGGGCGAGGGATATTATTTGATTATCAGGAACTATATAAAACTCCTCATCAGAAAAATACATCCATCTTTTTAATCCAACCATCTCAGTTCTTTTACCATCCCCAATATTAACTGAACCGTGATGTACTTTTGCAGGATCAACTATAAAAACAACATCAGTTCCATCGGTATCTTTTACAACAGTAAACTTACCAATAACCTCATCTCCATTAGTGAGTTTGGCAACTCCTAAAAATTCTTCTTCGTGTTTGACGTAATTGAGTGACATTGTTCTACTTCCTTAGATTGATTTCTGTAATTGAGTAGTCAAATTTTTCTTCGTTATATGTTTTGATTCTAAAAACCATATGGTTTAAAGTCATATTACGATTATGTTCATTACTAATATCATCAGCAAAGTCATAAAGGTAGGCACGTGCTTTGGAATCGTGTTTCCTAAGTGTTCTTCCTATAGATTGAAGGTTCCTAATTCTAGACTTGGATGGTGAAGCAAAGATTACATTATGTAGGTTCTTAATATTAATACCCGTACTGAATGTACCGTACGATGCAAGAATGATAGCATTGCTAGTCACCTCACATATCTCTCTCACCATTTCCCGATCAGAAGTATCAGTTCCTCCGTGGATATAAAAGAGTTTTTTATTTCCCTTTTTACTATTTATCATATCTCTGAGAACATCTCCGTGTCTTTCAATGTAATTGAATAGCACTAGAGTATTACCAGTTAGATCTGACGCTAAGTTTACTATAATTTTATTTCTTTTTGGATGTGTAATTATATACTCTATCTCTTCCTGATAGTTTTCAAACTCAATATATTCGTGCTTACATACCAATACATTTATTTTTAAATCTGATAAGTATCCTTTCTTCTGCAACTCATCAGTTCTAATTACTTTTTCTACTGGACCAAATAATCCTTCTAGTTGTAATTGATGGCATTGCATACCATCGAGAGTACCTGTTAGACCAATACGATACTTACAAGCGTGCATCTTGGTCAATAATTTTGTTAGAGACTTTGCTTTGTAAAGGTGTGCCTCATCCCCGATAACAACATCAAACCTATTAAAGAAATTGCGAGGTTCTTTGTAGATAGACTGCCACGTAGAAACGACAACAGGAGATTCTCTATAACGTTCTTTCCCTGCATAGATTTTGTTAACGTGTTCTCTTGCATTCCATCCATAATCTTGAAAGTCCTTAAATAATTGTTCTACTAATGATGTAGTTGGTACGATAATAAGTATTTGCCTATCGTGAAGCAAGTGCCATCTAATTAATGTATAGATGATTAACGATTTCCCAGATCCAGTTGGTGATAGTAAAAGTCTTCTGTTATACTTAATGCTGCAATAAAGTCCTCTAAGTTGGTATCCTCGGATCTTGAAAGGCAGATTGAGACCTCTAACAAAGGAAGCAACAGACTCAGGGGTGACAAATTCTTCCGACTCATTTGGTTCTCCGTATTGTTTGTTTGACTGTACACTATAATTATAACCTTTTTTGTTTAACCATTCAATTAGGTAATCATATAATCCTACATACAACTCTCCATTTCCAGGTGAATATAATCTAATTTTTCCGTCCCAGTATTTGTACCTTCTTTGCTTCTGTAAAAATTTTGCATTAGGTACTTCAAAGGTAAAATAATCTGATAATTCTTGATGGATGTGAGGATCAGCATCAACTCGCAAGAAGACTTCATTCTTCTTTGTAATGAGGGTCATTAGAAACCTGCTTCAAAACGTCTATGTTCAAGGGCATTTTTAATGTGATAGGTTCTATTGTTAATTTGTTTTAACACCCCTTCCAAATAATTTATAACAGTTTCAAAGTATGCTATTTTTAATTGTTGAGTCTGTATGTCCTCGTCTGCTTCCATAAAAGTATTCAGATCATTTTTCAATACTTTTAAATCAAAAGGATTTTCTTTATATACTTCCGCATCTGCTTTACCAGTATAAAAAAGATACTTGTCTCTTCTCAAGATACTAAGTTTTTTCTTATTATCTTCTAGTATTAAAGAATACTTTGACCAGAAATCTTGATACTTTGCGTGTAAAGATGGTATCTTTAATGACTCTGCGTCTAATTTGTCTTCATCAAAAATACAGTCTCCTGCCCAAGACTGTTTAATCATTTCAAGTGGGTCCATATTTTATTTTAATGTTGTCAAGCGTTGTCCAGATAGTGATTGGATTTCATATTGTAGATAGTTAAATTCTACCACAGAATTAAAGTATTCGGTGTCAGATAATGCAGCGTCAAACTCTAGTGTGTTCAATGCTATTGGGAACATATCTTTAAATACTATATTAAAGTTTGGTTGAAAATTACTATTCAATACAGTGAGAGTTCCGTCAGCAAATTCTTTATCACCAATACCTTGTGCAAAATTATTTGGTTGTGAGTCAATAAGTTCTTGTCTCTCCTTAAATTTCTCAGGAACACCAAGTCCTCTCATCCAGTTATGGATAATTAGATAGTTCTCAAGATCTTCATCTACTAAAAATCTTAATGATAGTGTTTGATATGACAATACACCTTCAAATGGAATAGGTCTGAATGGTGTTGGTTGAGTTAGTTCACCGACTGATATAGCGGGTATGTTTGCTGATTGACAAAAATATGCAATCTTAGGATACTTCGCTAAGGTAAATCGGAAACCACCTGGACTGAGGAAATTCCTGTTGCTTATTTGCGTTGGAAAAGACATTTACGATATTAGTTGTTTCCGTAATTTTATTTATACTACTCCCAGTATTCGTCTAGAACATCAAGAACGTTATTTAATATCATCTGTGCAGCA